TATGAGCAAGAAGTTGGGCGGACTGGGCGTGGTAATCGTCGATTATCTTCAGAAAATGCGGATGTCAGACCCGGAGAACATGAACCGCAGCGTAGGGGAGATCGCCACTGGTCTGAAGAACCTGGCGAAAGAATTGCGTTGCCCGGTCATCGCTCTGGCCCAGTTGAACCGAAACCTGGAGCAGCGCGCTAATAAGCGTCCCGTTGCGGCAGACCTGCGAGAGTCTGGCGTTATTCAGCAGGAGGCAGATGTGATCTTCATGGTTTACCGGGATGAGAAGTACAACGAAAACACCGAACTGAAAGGCATCACCGAAATCATCTGTGTGAAGTCCCGCCATGCGCCGGGGGCAGAAAAGACCTACCACTTCAGCAGCCGCTACTCAGGCCTAGACCCGGTAGATTTCACCTACAGCGGCCAGGTGCAACAGGAGGCTGACTATGAGTGCTAAGACGATGAAAGGAAAACAGGCAATTCTGCGTTATCTCGAAACGCACAGGCCCTTTACCGCGAAGGATGTGGCCACAGAGTGCGGCATGACCATCAACTGCATCACGAAGAATGCGCTCGATCTGGAGCGGGCCCGCAAGATTGTCCGGGTGAGCAAGGTCTGGCGAACGGTGACTTATCGCCTGGCGACACCGGAAGAGCAGGATGGTACCGCGCGCAGCTGCACTAACGGAATATTTCAGGAGTGCCGTAACAGTGCGGCGATGAAGCGGGTACTGGCTGTTTACGGGAGGGCGCAGGCATGAAATTTATCAAATTAAGCCAAAGGGAAACGGTAGAGCGCCAGGGCAAATATGGCTGGGAGCCTGAAACAGTCTACGAGCCTGTATTTGTTGCCGCAGGTCACATCGTCAGCATGTTTTTCGCTGGCGTGACAATTCTGAAAATGACCTCCGGAGAACGCATTGACGTGAAAGAGACCCCGGAAGAAATCATCGCCATGCTTACCGAAGGAGCCTCCAAATGACAATCACACTACAGGCAGTAAACGAGCTCATTCAGTCGCTGGAGAGCGCAGGCGAGCTGTCAATCAGAGAGCAGAAGTTCCTGAAGCTGGCGAAAGCGTACCAGCAGCTGGCGGCGGAGAATGTGGCGCTGAAAGCTGCATTCAACAAACCAGATGCATGGTTGTCCTGCCATTCGATTCCGCCGACATATCAAGAGCCAGATCGCGGTGGTGAGTATCTTGCAGTGCTTCAGCAGCCGGGGGAGAAAAACGATGACGGCAGTGCTTCGTGGCCTGTTTACGCCAAGCCTGAAATCGAAACCCCCGCCACCGATCGCATCGTAGCCGGGATTAAGGCTGATGGGGTGGAGATGTTCGCGAATACCCTGGAGGGCGCTGCTGATATTTGCTGTAAGTCAAAAGCGTGGGAGGCGCAAGAGAACTTACTTGATTTTGCAGAGCGTGGATTTGCATTCGCCAAGCAACTGCGCGAGGGGGCCGACAAATGAGCAACTTTGATTCTTCATCGCAAGTTAAGGCTCGCAAGTTACATCGCTGCTGTGAATGTTACGGCGCCATTAACCCAGGCGATACCTACGAGAAAGTTTTTGTCGTCCAGGATGGCGATGCCAGCAACTTCAAGACATGCCAGAAATGCACAGAAGCACGTGACTGGCTGCTTAAAGAAACTGATTGGCCTGACGATATCGACGGCGAAGGGCATTCGTATTTCTTCACGATGTTGCGTGACCACCTCCGTGAGCAAGGTCGGGAAGGCGACCGCAAATACGCATTTCGCGCATATCGGCTTGTCGTCCTCATGGATAAGCGCCGCATGGCTTATGCCAACGCATACAACGCTGAGACCGTGAAAATCCGAGATTCTCTTGCTCAAGGAGTCTCAGCATGACTGATATCACCGAGCTGGCGCAGAGCCTGAAAGCGGCAGCAGAGAAGGCCACTCAGGGGAACTGGAGAGCATTCCAATACCACGACGGTCGTTGTGGTATTGGCGGAGGCCATCACGATGAAATTATGGTGTGTGAGCACATCAGCAAAGAGCGCCCGCATGATGCTATGTTCATCGCCCTGGCTAACCCTGCCAACGTTCTCGCGCTGGTAGAGGCGCTGGAGAAGGCGCAGCAGCGCAACGCAGAACTTGAAGCGCAAAACGAATATATCCGTAAGCGCTATCAGCAGCTAGATCTGCTGATCGGGAAAAATATCCTGGTTATGCAGGCTGCAATCATCGAATGGCAGGCCACTGGCGATGCTAAAAACGGGCTGGCGTGGATTTATAACACGCTCTTCGGGCCTGGCGAATTGCCTGATGAAGCGGAGAAAGACGCACAGGCATATTTCGACCGCAAATATGCTCCGCTCGATGAAGAGCTTATGGCGCTTCACAAGTGGTTTTGGGAACAAAGCGAGGCTGAACGTGCCGCCGCTGGCATCAAGGTGGAGACTGAGTGATGTGGGTGCTCATTATCTGGATGTTCGGCGGTTACGAAAACCCGACCATTACCACTCAAGAGTTTCAAACAGAATCCGCCTGTCGAGCTGCATTTGCCGAAGTGAAAAAGGTAAACAATGCCGACGTTTCTCTACGTGGCGTATGCACGCCTAAGGGTGACCAATGACCAAATCAACCATAACCAGAGAAGAAAGCATTCAGGCCGTATTTGATTTAAAGGTTGGCTATCGTCTTGGGTTTGCCGACATAGAGATTCTCAAGCGAGTGGCCCGAATGGCGCTGGCCGCAATGGACAGCGAGTCTTGGTGATTGCCTCTTGACTACCTGCAGGGACACAAAGACGTTCTGGAGTGGGCCGCTCGACTGGCAGAAGCCAATCACCCTGAGACCGGAGACTGGCTTTACGATGACCCTATCGAGCTGGCAAAAGCTATTCGCAAAGGTCCAGATATGCCGCCAGCGCAGCCGGTAGCGGACAGCGAGCCGGATCGCAATCCTGTGCTGGCGTATGCCGACAGTTATCGTGATATGGCGAAACAAGGCGGCGAGTCAGTCCCAATATGGAGCGTCATTACCGACCTCGAGCGAAACATAGCGCCGCTCTATCGCCACGCGCAGCAGCCGGTAGTTGACGCCGATGATAATTTCTATTCGTGGTTTGGCAGGGAGTGGCAGGAGAATTATCAGCATAACCAATACACCACAGCGGCTAAGCAAATGCTGGGTGTGATGGCTGAATCTGCGTGGAAAGCTGGGCGCCGCGCCGCCATGCTCTCAGCCGCCCCGCAGGAGGTGAAAGGTGAATAAGGTCGAATTGCTTCAGAAGATATCAGCACTAGCCACTGAATGCCACACGCTGGCCTGTGAGCTTGATATTGGTCATGAGCGCACGGAAATGTTCGAAATCTACGGCGTGCTGCACAACCTCGGTCGCCGCGGGTACGCTAGCCAGGTAGGTCGGCGAATGAATCCATTGCTCACATCCTGCGATGACGACGATGATGATGATTGGGACGAGGATGACGACTGATGCCTAAATCCCCAGCAGAACGCAAAGCCTCCAGTTGAAATCAAACCCCTCTCCGGAGGGGTTTTATCGTATATGCTCATTTTGCTTTTATCCCCGGGAAGGGCGATAATTACCTCGTCAGCCTGAGCAACTGACACGATTATCCGGCGCCAAGTGGGGACACATGGCGCACAAAACCTTACAGCAATCCCTGTCACCGATGGCGAAGGCCACCGGCGATTTTCTGCATTCAGCGTTTAGCCTCTGCGGAGGTGAAGCGTGAAGCAACAATTCTGCCTTATCAACGACAACGTTAAGCGTAACGCCGTCAGTTTCATCCAGTCTCTGCCCGTCGACCAACGATCTCCGCTAATTATCGAGGCGCGCGAAGAAAGCCGCACCGACAAACAGAATCGCCTCATGTGGCCACTTTTGAAAGACCTGAGCGATCAGGTGATCTGGTACGGCGAAAAGCTGGAACCTGCGGAGTGGAAAGACCTCATCACCGTACTGGTCAGCCAGACGCAAAACCCGGAGCGTGAGCAGAAATCCGCCCCGGGCATCAACGGCGGCCGCGTCTACTTCGGCGTTCGCACTTCCAAATCCAGCAAGCGCTACATGGTTGAGGTTATCGAGGCGATTTACTGGTTCGGTACCGAGCACAATGTGAAGTTCAGCGAGAAGTCCAGCAGTCGGATTGCATGGGCCCAGGAATGGAGGGCTGCGCATGCACAGTCTGCTCGCTAAGGTCATGGATCGCGGCATCTTCCGCGTGCCGGCGCGCCGCAAGCGCAAGGTCGAAGTTAAGCCTTCCGATATCCCGACCCTGAAAGACTACACCGCCCGCCTGGTCGAGAAGAAGTGGCTACGCCTGAGAGCAAGGAGGCCACATGCGTAAACCAGCACGCCGTAAATGCGCCCACTGCCGCGAATGGTTCCATCCTGCCCGGGAAGGGCAGGTGGTATGCAGTTTTGAATGCGCCAGCGCGATCGGCAAAAAACAGACAGCAAAAGCCCGGGAAGCGGCGAAGGCCAGGGCGGTGAAGCGCCAGCGCGAATTCGAGAAGGAGGGGCGCCAACGTCGCCGAGCTAAGCGTGAGTCATTCAAGACAAAGGCTCAATGGGATAAAGAGGCTCAGTCAGCCTTTAACCGGTACATTCGCATTCGTGATGAAGGTAAGCCCTGCGTCAGCTGCGGAAACCCGCTTATCGGCAAGAGCAACTACCTGACCGGCAGCGCTATTGATGCCAGTCATTACCGTTCCCGTGGCGCGGCGGCGCACCTGAAATTCAACGTGTTCAATGTCCATTCCGCATGCACCCGCTGCAATCGGCAGTTGAGCGGCAACGCCGTTGAATACCGCATTCACCTGATTGAACGCATTGGCCTGGATCGCGTTGAGCGCCTTGAGGCTGATAACGAGCTGCGCCGGTTCGATATTCCATACCTGCAGCGTATCAAATCCATATTCACCCGCAGAGCCCGCGCACTGGAGAAGCGCCGCGCCCGCCATCAGGAGGCCGCATGAGCCGTGACGTTATCGAACGCATCCGCGAACGCTGGCAAAAACTTCGCCTCTGCCGGCACCGCGGCACCGTACTGGTTGACTACCGCATACTGAGAAACTTTGTCCGCATCTATCAGACCCTGGGAGAGACAGCATGATTAATACCCAATACCTCCAGTATGTTCGCCAGCAGCTGATAGTGGCCACCGCCGATCTGAGCGGTGCGACGAAAGGGCAACTGGTAGCTTTTGCAGAGAACGCACAATTCACCGCTACGGCGCGCAGCCGGGGAAGGAAGAAAGTTTATAGCGAGGTCAAACAACGCATGGTTAACCCGGATGGCCCGCCGATGAGCGGCAGCCAGTCCCGCGCTAAGGGTTCATCAATCGCTCTCGTTTTGCCTGTTGAGTATTCGACGGCCAGCTGGCGCCGGGCTCTGCTGTCGCTGGAAGAGCATCAGAAAGCCTGGTTGCTGTGGAACTACAGCGAGAACATCCGCTTTGAGTATCAGGTAGCGATAACACAGTGGGCATGGGAAGAATTCCGTGATCAACTCGGCGCTAAGAAAGTGGCTGGCAAGACGATGGAGCGGCTGAAGAAGCTTATCTGGCTGGCGGCGCAGGGCGTGAAAGCAGAGCTGGCGGGTAAGTATGGATATCAGCACCAGGACCTTGCAGCCCTGTGTGGCGTTAAGCCTGATAACTGGTGCCATAACTACGCTGATTACTGGCGGGCTATGTGCGCCATTTTTAAGCGGCTTGATAGCGACTCTCTTCTCTGTGCCGTGAGAACACGATCACAACAAAAAGCGACTTTTTCGCAGCAGGGTCTTGCAAAAGTCAATTAAATACGTCATATTTGAGTCTACTTTGATATGCTGCCTTAACTTTAAGTGGCGGCATGAAGATGATAGTCACATACCAGTTTGTAAAATTAGCCTCGGCATTCCGCCGGGGCTTTTTTATGCCTGCGATCCGGTCAGGGCTCTTGGGTAGAGACGTGCTGCACGACACGTAGACACCCGCCGCGCAAGAGCCCTGAACCAGATTGCTGGTTTAGCTCAGCAGGTAGAGCGCCTGCCTTGTAAGCAGGATGTCGGCGGTTCGATTCCGTCAACCAGCACAAGATAATGGCCTGACCTGATGACGGGCTCATAATCCAATCCATCAGGGGCGCTGCTGTAACAGCGTTACAGGCCGCCAGACCCAGCCAGGGTATTTTCGGTCATCACCGATATTGCTATTACCATCATGCTTATTGCCTGCCTAACCGCAGGCTTTTTTATTTTCAGGGCCCTTGGGAATCACCCTCGACGCTTTGTTGGTAAATCAGCCCGACGGCCCTGACCTTCTCACACACAGCTTCCCGATCTTTCATCGGAGGCGGTAACTATGGCTAAACGTATGCAAGACAAAGAGAGCATTGCCGGGATGTCCTGGCTGGTTCTGCTGATCATTGCTTGCTGGGGTGGACTTGTCCGCTACCTGATAGATG